CAGCCCACCAAGGAAATGGCGGAAGACTACTCCAAGCGGCGCATTGCGCCCATGATCTCCGCCTGCCCCACGCTGCGGGAAAAGTTCTACGCGGCCAAGGGCAAGGACAGCAACAACACCATCAGTATGAAACTGTTTCCGGGCGGGAGCCTGGCCATCATCGGGGCAAACAGCCCCACCGACCTGGCCAGCAAACCCATCCGGTATTTATTATGCGACGAAATAGATCGGTTCCCGGATTCAGCGGGGACCGAGGGCGACCCCATCGCGCTGGCGGAACGGCGGACGGAGACCTTCCGGCACAACCGGAAGATCGTCAAGTGCTCGACGCCCACCATCAAGGGCAAGAGCAAGATCGAGAAGGCGTTTATGAAGGGAACACAGGAAGAGTGGCGGACGGAATGCCCCCAATGCAAAAGCTTTTCATTCATCCGGTTTGACGACATCCGCTTTGACCGGGAGGAATTCCGGGACGAAGACGGGAAGAAGGATTGGATCGTCACGAACGCCCGGTGGCGGTGCCCGGTATGCCAGAGGGAGATCCCGGAGGCGGAGGCAAAGCGGCTTCCGGCGAAGTGGTTTGCCCGGAACCCGAAGGCGCTGGCAAACGGGATACGGTCCTTCCGGCTGAGTGCCTTTATGAGCCCATGGTCAGACTGGCGGGACATCGCCCTCTCCTTTCTCCACGCCAAGGACGACCCACAGCTATTGCAGGTTTTCCACAACACAATGCTGGGGGAGAGCTGGGAGCTGCGGGAGAGCAACAGCGAACCCCAGCAGCTCTACGGGCGGCGGGAACACTACAACGCCCAGGTTCCCACGGGGGTGCTGGTCATGACCATGGGCGTGGACACCCAGGATAACCGGCTGGAATACGAGATCGTAGGCTGGGACCGGGACGAACAGAGCTGGGGCATCCAGCGGGGAATCATCCCCGGGCGGCCCGACGCGCCGGGGGTCTGGGAGGAAATCGACAACCTGCTGGAGCAGGAATGGGAAATGGCCAACGGAATGACCCTGCGGATATCGGCCACCTTCGTAGACTCCGGCGGGCACTTTACCTCGGACGTATACCGGCAGTGCGCCCGGCGGGAGATGCGGCGGGTTTTTGCCATCAAAGGCGAGCCGGGCGAGGGCAAGGCCTACGTCAGGCTCATGAAAAAGGAAAAGGACGCCCCGAAGGGGACCCGGTTCATGATCGCCGTGGACAGCGGCAAGGAGGCCATTCTCTACGGGGCCGGGGTGGAGGAACCGGGGGCGCGGTTCATGCACTTCCCCGTAGGCGACGACCGGGGGTACGACCTGGAATTCTTCCGGGGGCTGCTTTCGGAAAAGCAGATGCTGGTAAGACGGCGGGGACAGAATGTGATTACCTGGGAGAAGGTACACGAGCGGAACGAGCCTCTGGACTGCCGGAACTACGCCAGAGCTGCCTACAAGTTTTTCCACTGGGACTTTACGAAGGTGGAAAAGATTCTGCGGGGGGAGGACACGGAACCGACTGTGACAAGAAATGAGGCGGCGAGGAAGAGAACGAAGCGGGTCATCAGTAAGGGGATCCAGGTGTAGGAGGTATTATGGGAATTACGACGATCTGGACGCTGGCGGAGGCGCAGGAGATGGTTGGGGAGCTGAAAAAGGCCATCCGGTCCATTGTTTCCGGCACGGCGAAGAGCTACAAGATCGGGTCCAGGGAATACTCGGCGCTGGACCTGAACGAATTGCAGGCCCAGCTGAATTATTTCGGCAACATTGTGGAAAGCCTCAGCGGCAAGGGCCGGGCCACCCGGGTAAGCCGGGTGGTGCCGAGGGATCTGTAAAATGGCGGAAGTTGAGAGAGGAATCGCGGCGGAGGTCACGGAGGCGGGGGTGCGGGCGGTGAGCCTGGACAGGCCCGGGATCGTGACGCCGCCGCTGAAAAATTTATATACGGGCACGCTGGCCGAAAAGGACAGGGTGCTTTTTGTTTTGTTCCCGGACGGGGAAGGGTTCCTGCTGGGGAAAATCTAAGGAGGCAGATGTGTGGCGGGCGGAAAAGAATTAAGAGCCGATATCGTTATCGGCGGCAAGGCGGACGCGAGCTTTTACGCCCTGGGCGGAGCGCTGCAGACCCTGGGCGGGCAGCTGAGCGTCATCAGCGACAAGCTCATAGATTTCGGGACCGAATCCACCAAGGTTTACACCGGCTACGAGGACAACCTGCTGGACACGCAGGTAGCTCTGCGGACCCAATACGAAAGCGCCAGCGAGCTGCAGAAGGTGATGAAGCAGCTGGATTCCCAGGCCATGCAATGGGCCAACAACACAAGGTTCACCACCACGGACGTGACGGAGGCCATTTCGGAGGCCAGCCACGCAGGCTGGGATCTGGACAAAATTCTGGAAGGGATCCCGGCGGCCATGAACATCTCTATGGCCGGATCCATGAGCCTGAGCGAGGGCCTGGAATACCTGGTGGACATCACCAACGCCGCGGGACTGAGCTTTGAAGACCTGGGCAGCCTGACGGACTACTGGGCCTATGCCGCCAACAAGAGCAGCACCACCATTCCGGAAATGGGCGCGGCCATGCAGAAGATGGGCGCCACTATGAGCTTCGTCAAGGGAGACATGGCAGGGCTCACCACCATGCTGGCGGTGCTGGCCAACAACGGCACCAAGGGCACGGAAGCGGGCACGCTGCTGCGCAACAGCATGATCAGGCTCCTGGCCCCCACGCAGACGGCGGCGGAGGCCATGGACGCGCTGAACCTGAGCAGCGACGAGCTGGAAGAGATCTATTCCAACACGGCGAACCTGGAAAAGGCAAACGCGGCGCTGGAAGAGGCGGGGTTTTCTGCCTATGACGCCAACGGAAACCTGAAATCCTTCCTGACCACCTTTGAGGACCTGAACAGGGCCACCAAGGGCATGACGGAGCAGGAGCGGAACGAGGTGCTTTCCGCCATCTTCCCCAGCCGGACCATTACGGGGGCGCTGGCGCTGCTGGACGCCGCCGGGAAGGGCTGGGACGGGATGTACGACAACATCCGCTCCAATGGGTCCGGATATGCCGAATATGCCGCCGAGACCATGGAAAGCGGACTGGGCGGGGCACTGCGGCACCTGGAAAGCGTCTACAATGTGACCCAGACCCGGACAGGCAAGGCCCTGAGCGGGTTGGTGGAGACCGGCGCGGAGGGCATCAGCGGCCTGCTGGACAGGGTAAACGGCATGGACGACAGCAGCTTCCGGGGGCTGGTGGGCGGCCTGACGGGAATCGCGGCAGTGGGGCCGGGGCTGACCATCGCAGGCGGGGCGGTCCGGCTGATCTCCATGATCCTGGGAACGGGGACCATCGGGAAGCTGGCACTGGCGGGGACGGCACTGGCCGGGATCGCCGGGGCCATGGCAACCTACAATGAAGCCCAGGAAGAGGCGAAGTTCGGGAACCTGTCTCTGGACACGGAGGCAATCGGGGAGAATATCCGGGACCTGAACAAGGCATTCCGGGACGGGAAAAAGGACATCGAAACCTACGGCCAGGCGGCGAAGGACGCCCTGAGCAGCTATGAAACCGCTTCCGGCAGTCTGAAAGAGGGGCTGCTGAACGGACTGTTCAGCGGGGGCTCCATTACGGAAGACGACAAGCGGAACTTTCTGGAGCTGGGAGACCAGGCGGCACAGGCTGTGCTGGAGGGCATCCAGGCGGGCTACCGGGAGGCGAAGGCCGGGGCGGAATTCTTCTCCGACGGCGAGACGGATGGGGTCTGGGCCGGGGTGCTGGACACCCTGGAATACGGATATTCCGACGCAATTCAAACGGCCCAGAGCCTGTCCAATCAGCTGCGTGAGGCAATGACCAGCGCATTCGCGGACGGGAACCTGACCAGCGAGGAAATCGACAACATTCAGAGCATTTTGCAGCAGCAGAATGAGTTGATCGCCATGGCGGCGGATGCCAAAAACGCCACGGAACGGGAGAAGATCCTCCGGCAGGCCCAGACCCTGGGGCTGGACGGTCTGGAGGAAGTGAGCACGCTGGCGGAGAACCAGCGGGACGCGGAGCTCCAGAGCCTGGAGGACAACTACTGGGACACCTACTACCAGACGAAGCTCTCCGGAGAGCTGAAGATCAAAAACGGGGCAAAAAAGGCGGACGGGACCCTCTACAGTCAGGCGGACCTGGACCGGGAGCTGAACGCGCTGTGGGACGGAGATCCCGACAATCCCTTTGACGGGTATGTGGGGAAACGGAACGAGGCGGAGGCGAGCTACGCCTCGTTCCTGCTGGACCTCTACAGCAGCACCATTGCGGGCAGCGAATACGGGAACGCCTGGGATGCCATGAACGCCCTGGTGGACGACTACCTGGCGTCGGGGACCACGACGGCCACGGCCATGGAGAATTACCGCAGCGGTGTGGCGGGCGGAGACCGGGCGGAAATCCAGACCTTTTTACGAAAAACCCTGGAAGCGCTGGGCGGCGAAAGCACGGCGGAAGAGCTGGCCGGGTACTTTGCCGGGAAGGGAGATTACACCTCCGCCAATGCTTTGCAGCGGGTGCTCACGGCCTACGGCCTGGCAAATCTGGATGCGGGGCAGGTAGACACCCAGGCCCAGGGACTGCAATATGGGCAGGCCTACCGGGCGGGGTACACGGCGGCGGACGCAAGAGCCCAGGAGGCGGCGCTGGAGGCCCAGGACGGCATGGCAAAGGCCGCCTGGGAGGGCATGAAGAGCGCCATGGAAACGGGGATCGCCTCCCAGTTTTCCAGCTACATGAGCGGCGACTACGTAGACACTGGCTTTCAGACCGGCATCCGGCAGATCGTGGAGAATCTGAAAGGGAGCTACGACCTTTCGGCGATCCCGGTAGCCCAGGGACTGGAAGGGGTGCAGGACTACGCGGCGGCCTACCGGATCCTCTTTGAAGAGGGGTTCAACGCGGAGGCCTACAAGATCGATGTGGATATGCAGCCCAACGCGGAGCCTCTGCAGCAGGCAATCGCGGCGGCGGACGGGCAGAGCATCACCGTGACGGTAAACGGCGACACCACGCCCTTGCAGCAGGCGGTGGCGAGCGCCGGGGCAGGGGGAAGCAGAACCGGGACCCATGGGGGAAGAGTCGGAAAATTCGCCGGGGGCGGACGGGCCACGGAGGCTTCCGTCTTCGGCGAGGCCGGGGCGGAATGGGCCATTCCGGAGAGCCACAGCCAGAGAACGGCGGAACTCCTGAACGCCGCCCGGGCAGCCAGCGGCTTTACCTGGGGGGACCTGATCAGCCGGAACGGCGGACTGAATGCCGGAAACAATGCAAAAATCGGGGAGATCATCTATAGCCCCACGATCTATGCCCAGGATTCCCGGGGCGTGGACGCGGCGCTGCGGGAGGACAAGGAACGGTTTGCACGGTACTGGCGGGAACGGGAGCTGCGGGAGGCGGTGGAGAGTGTATAAGCAGAGAGTGCAAACCGAAAGCCACTACCGCCCCTCATCCGTCAGGGCTTCGCCCTGCCACCTATTGCATCATGGTATAGCTGCCGCTGGCAGCTATTGGGGATTGGGATTCGCTGCGCGGAGCACCACCCTGGGGGAAGGCATTATGAGGTGTATTTATGGGGTATGAATATTTATGCAGCGCCGGGGAGACCTTTGATTCCGTGGCGCTGGCGGTTTACGGGGACGAAAAGTACGTGGCGGAGCTGATGGCGGCCAACGGGGAGTACCTGCAGAGAATGGTATTTTCCGGCGGCGAACGACTGGCGCTGCCGGAAACCGGGACGGTGCTGGACAGGACCGGGGAGGACACGGGGACGGCACCCTGGAAATGAGGTGATTTTTTGGAGCTGGCGAGATTTGGAGACGCTGTGTTTGGTGTGGCGGAAAGCGGGGCCATGCTGTTTGAAAAGCTGAAGATTTCCGCCGGGTGCGAGACGGAGAGCCAGGAATCCGGGGGACAGGGATTTGTGACCCGGAAGAAGGGCAGCCCCATGGAGGTGACGCTGACGGCTATCCTGCATTCCGGGCTGGGGCTGGACGTACAGAAAAAGGCCATGGAGCTGTTTGACATGGCAAAGGACGGGAAAGCGGACTACTTCTACCTGGGGAGCGAAAAGCTATGGCCCTACAAGCTGCTGCTGAAAAGCGCGGCTTCGGAGGAGATCACCCTTTCCCCCGGGGGGAAGTGGGTGCAGGCCCGGATTTCCCTGGGGCTGAGCCAGGGAGAGAGCGGGGTGCAGGAGGCTGCGCCGGGCGCGGCTTCGGCAGGGACGGCATCAGCGGGGAGCGGCGGCGGACAGGCATCCGGCGGCACGGGGACAGGCAGCAAAATTGTGAAGGGAACGAAGAAGACGGCGCCTGCCCAGAAAGCCCACGGGGACAACTACATGATCCAGCTGACGGGTTCCGTGGTGAAGAAAGCGAAGCAGCTGCCTGCGCTGACCGGCGGCGGGGGAAAATCCACAGCCAACCGGGTGACATTCGGGAGGAACTGAGATGGCGGAATACAAGATCGACACGCGGGAAGAAAAGATCCTGCTCGCCTGCCCGGATGAAACGGTGCGGGTTTTGCAGAACGTGAAGAACCTTCTGCTGTGCAGGCGGGGAGAGATCCCCTACGA